ATTCAGTAACACCTGAAATGATCTCAGCATATTCATCTTTAATAGATACGTCTAATAAATCATTAAAAATATTAACTGAGTCATATAAAAATATTTCAAATGTATTATTAAATATTAATAAATTAAAATCTAAAGAACCTAAAGAAACTAAAGAAAATGATAATGTTTTTATAATTTCAACAAGTGATATGATTAAAAAAATTAAAAATTTAGAAAGTTAATTATTAAATTAAAATTTAATAAATAAATTAAAAGGTTTTTTAAAAATGGCAAGAGATTTTAAACCAATATCATTTAGTCTTGATGAAATAAAAACAAGACGTATAAAAAATAATACTGGAATAATAAAACTTAATATTGAATCTATTTCAGATTTAGAACTAACAGATATTATAAAAATAAAAGTTTATAATAAAACTGAAAAAATTTTAGAAGTTGATATTCCAGTTGATGAAACAATAAAAGAATCTAAAAAATATGTTTATAATTTCGATTCTAGCACATATACCAATACAATTTTAGATTTTGAAGTTGCTTTTCAAAACAATACACAAGATTTAGAAATTAATGAAGCTAAACAAATAAAAATTCTTAAAACAGATTCACAATCAGATTTTATAACTTTTGAAAAAGCTAAACAAGTTATAAGAGATTTATTACCTCATTATTCTAAAACTGATTTATCACAATTTAAACTTTTAACAGTTTTTGATGCTGAAAATCAAGGAAAAGAATTTGTAATTTCATATGAAGATTTTATGGATTATCTATTAAAAGAAAATTTAATTGTTAAAGAAAATCTTTATGATTTAAAATTTGTAAAAGAAGTTTTAAATTTAACAGAATTAGAACTTAATAAATTAAAACCAAGTTTTACACCATTTAAAATTGATGGTTTAACTAAAGATTATTATCTTGGAAATGATATATTAAAGTTTATATAATGGAAATTAAAGAAAGTTTAAATGATTTAATTAATAAATTAAATGATTATTCTGAAATATATCAAAATTATCAAACAGAAATTCGTTGTTTAATGGATTCTACAAAAAAAGAATTTCTTTTAAATTCGATAACTAAAACTTTTGATGAATATATTCAAGAATTTAAAAATTCAAACATTTCAAATGTTGAAAATTCATTAAATTGAAAAATTCAAATGTTTGAAAAACTTTAAAAATTTAAAATCCATAAATTAAAATTATATTAAAATAAATAAAAATTATGGATTTTAAATTTAAAGCAAAGGAAAAAAATAAATGAGTAATATTACATCACTTTTTACACCACATAAAATAGATTTTCTTAAAGAAACTATCTTTTTTGGTGAAGGTAAAAATACACAACGTTATGATGTTATTAAGTATCCATTTTTTGATGAGATGACAGAGAAGCAATTAGGGCAAGATTGGGGACCAAAAGAAATTTCATTAGTCAAAGATAGGACAGATTACCCACACTTAACAGATGGTATGAAACATGCTTTTAAACGAGTTTTACAAAGACTTACTGGACTTGATTCACAGCAAGGACGTGGAATTCTTCAAACTTTAGGTTCTATAATCACATTACCAGAAATTGAAGGATGTTTTACTGTTTGGCAACATTTTGAAATTTCAAGACACTCTAGGTCATATACAGATATTTTAAGAGGTATTTGGGATAGACCATCTGAAGTTTTTGATGAAACATTTGAAATTCCTATTTTAATGGAAATAACAGAGGAAATATCAAAATATTATGATGATACTTTTATAAAAGTTAATAATTACAATCATAAAATTCTAAATAAAATCAAAATATCAGACCAAGAAATGTTTGAACTTAAAAAATCAATTATAAGATTCTTTATAAATGTTAATATATTAGAAGGTATAAGATTTTATTCTGGATTCTTAACAATTTGGGCTATGCATTATTCACAAGGACTTATGGAAAGAACGTCTAAAATACTGCAACTTATTTGTAGAGATGAAAATTTACATCTAGCAATAACACAGCAACTTCTTAAAATATTAAGAAATAACAAAGATGAACAATTTATAGAAGCATATGAAGCTGTTAAACCAGAAATTCCAGAAATGTATAAAACTGCATTTAATCAAGAACTTAAATGGATTCAAGAAGTTTTTAAAGAAGGTTCATTTTTAGGAATGAATTTAGAAATTGCTGAAACTTATCTTAAATATATTACTAACAGACGATTAAAAGCTATTCAAGAAAATATTATTTTTCCTGGTTTTGATAAAAACCCTTGTGAATGGTCTCAAAAATATATTAATATGAATTTAAATGAGAATTTACCTCAGGAATCTGAAATATTAAATTACCGAAGTGATTTAATAAATTTAGATATATCAGATAATGAAATCGAAAATTTAAAAAATTTAATTAAATTTTAAGCAAAAATATAGTATAATATTAAAAAATTAAAGGAGAATTAAAATGGATAGTTTTGAAAGAATTAGAAAAAGAATTGAACAATCAATTTCTAAAATTGAAAGTGTTTATGGTAAAAAAGTTAAACAAGAAGCACAAGATTTACTTTTTAAAAGAGATTATTTTAAAATGATAGATTTTTGTGATAAATATAAAATTTAAATATTTTTTAAGTATTAATATAGTATAATAAATTAAATGAGAAAATTAAAAATGACAACACCATCACCGTATGAAAGAATTTCTGAAAGAATTGAAGTTTCACTATTAAAACTTATAGCTATATATGGTTCGAGTGTAAGAGATGAAGCAAAAAATGTTTTAATAAGTCGTGATATTTTTAAAATGATAAAATTTTGTGATAAATATCGAATTTAAAATTTAAATGTTTAAAAATTTAAAAATTTAAAATAGGAGAAAATTAAAATGGTATTCGTTATAACATTAGGAGATATTTTTGGAATAATCTTAACTTTAGTTGCAATTATATTGTTTACAGTTGGTTATATAAAAAATAAATTTTAATAGGAGAAAATTTAAAATGAACTTTAATGATTTTAATGAAAATCTTAAACTTGAACTTAAAAAATCTTTAAGTGATGAATTTTATAACACATTTGACACTGAATGTGACGTTAGAATTTGTAAAAATTGTATAACTCTTGAATTTGTAGATGATTTATTAATAGATGAAAATGAAATTCAAGATGTTAAAGAAACAATTATAAGAGAAGTTGTAAATCCAGTTTTAAATAAATTTAAAATAAATTTTTTCGAGTTTGATTATATATTAGATAATTATAAGGAAGATTTTGAATTTTCTTTTGAAATTAAAAATATTAATTTTGAAAATCTTAAAAAATTTTTAATTGAAAAATTAAAAGCTGAAACATTTATTAAACTTTTAAAAGATTTAAATTTTTAAGAAAGGAATTTTAAAATTAATATATTTTAAAGACTTGAATTAAATTTCAAGTCTTTAAATTTTTAAAACATTAAATTTTTAAAATTTTTCATAATATAGATTTTATAAATATATCTAAAAATGAAAGGGACTTTTTGAAAAATCTAAATGAAATTTATATTATAAAAAATAATGGAAATAAAGAACTTTATAATGCAGATAAAATTATGAATCACGTTCAGTTTGCTTGTAAAGATTTAAAAGTTTCACCTTCTGATCTAGTTATGAATGCTAGACTTAAAATTACAGACAGCATAAAATCTAAAGATATTCAAAAATCGCTTATTCAAGCAGCAAATGAAATGATATCTGAAGAATCACCAGATTATGAAATAGTAGCTGGTAGATTATTAGTTCAACAAATTCGTAAAGAAGTTTATAATCAATATCAACATCTTGATTTTTATGAAGAAGTTTCTAAACGAGTTAAGCAAGGATTTTATGATCCAGAATTTCTAACAAAATATACAAAAGATGAGATTGATTATTTTGGTTCTAAAATAAGATATGAAGATGATGATAATCTGCCTTATATTTCGGTTAACCAAATGTATTCTAAATATATGATTAAAAATCAAGGTAAAGTAATCGAAACAATACCTGAAGTTTTTATGTTAATTCCTATGGCTGTTTTTATAAATGAATCTTCAGAACGCAGAAAAGATTTAATATTAAAAACTTATAAATTACTTAATCAAAGAAAAATAAGTTTTCCTACACCTATTATGAATGGTGCTAGAACTAATTATAAACATTATATTTCTTGTAATTTAATTAATATGGGAGATTCTGTTAAATCAATAAGTCTTGCTGTAGCAAGAATTCTTGAATGTGCTGCTGCTAAGTCTGGAATTGGATTAAATACTTCATTTTTAAGAGGTCTTGGTGCTGACGTTGGAAAACCTTCGAGAGTTCAACACACTGGAATTTTACCTATTTTAAAAGCTGTAGAAGCATCCACTGGTTCATTAACACAAATATCAAGAAACGCTAGTTCTAACACAAATATACCATTTTATCATTATGAAGTTGAGTTATTTTCACAACTCGGAGATGCTAAAGGAACTGTAGAAAATAGAACAAGACACTTGGACCAAACTATTATATTAAATAACTGGTTTCTTAAAAAAGCATTAAATAAAGAATCTATATTCTTGTTTCATATGAATGAAGTACCTGAATTATATAATGTTTTAGGTGATGAATCTAAATTTAATGAAATATATGAAAAATATGCTAAAACTGTAAAATCTAAACATAAACATAAAGTTAATGCTTGGGATTTATTAAACTTATTCATTTATGAAAGATCATTTAGTGGTAGAGTTTATTTTGTATTTGCAGATAATGCTTTTAAAGGTCCTTATAAAGAACCAGTTTATTCGACAAATTTATGTTGTTTTACTGGTGATACTAGAGTTTTAATTTTAGACCTTGAAGACGATTTAAAAGATTTTTATTTTGATGAAAATAACAAATGTTGTTATAAAAGTGTTCCTATCAAATATTTAGCGGATTTAGATCCTGAAAAACTATCAAAATTAAAAGTAGCTTGCTCACCAAAACTAAAAAGAGAAACCGATTTTAAAAATTTTACAGCTTTTAAAACTGGTACTAAAGAAATTATTGAATTAGAAATTCAATATAAAATAATGGATAAAGAAATTAAAGAATTCTTTAAATGTACCGAAGATCACTTGTTTTTGACTTTTGATAAAAGATGGGTAAAAGCTAAAGATTTATTAAATGAATTTTTATTTCATATTGATACTATAAATGGTAAAGAATCACTGTATGGTCCTTTATTGCCTCTAAAAAAAGTTACAAAAATAACTAAATTAGAAAATCCAGAAGATGTTTATGATTTGAATGTACCAGATGCATCAAATTTTTATTTAAGTGATTTAAACTTAGTTCATAACTGTGAAATTTTTCAACCACATACACCATTAGATGGTTCAGAAGGTGAACCTGAAATAGGTGTTTGTATTTTAGCTGGTTTAAATCTCGGATATGCTAAAATTGAAGACATTTCAGAAATTTGTGAAGTTTTAGTTAATTTTTTAGATAATTTAATTGATATTGAACAATTTACTATACCAGAAGCACAATATGCTGCTAAAAATAGACGACCTTTAGGAATAGGAATTTCAAATTTATTTGGTTACTTAGCTAAATCTAAATTATTTTATAATACTAAAGATGCTCATTCTGAAATTTTCAAAATTATGGAATCTTTTTATTATGGACTATTAAAAGCATCTAATGAATTAGCTAAAGTTAAAGGTCCTTGTGAAAAGTTTAATGAAACTAAATATTCTGATGGATATTTACATTTTGATGGTTATAAATTAAATTACGATTTAAGTTTAGATTGGGAAACATTAAGAAATGATATTAAAAAATATGGTTTAAGAAATTCAACTGTGTCAGCCATCGCACCTTTTGGGAATTCTGCTAGTGTGAGCAATTCTACATCCGGAGTCGAACCTTCAAGAGAATTAGTAACAATTAAAACAGATAAAAACGTAACAATTAAAAAACTTGTTCCATTTTTTAAAACGTCTAAAAATTATTATACTACTGCTTGGGGACCTGACTTCAATAATATAGATTATTTTAAATTACTTGGAGTTATAGCTCCATTTATAGATCAATCTATAAGTACAAATCAATATACTAATTCACTTAAAAACGAAAATAATCAAGTTCCTTTAAGTGAAGTTTTAGAGGAAATTTTAATAGCAAATAAAGTTGGTTTAAAATCGTTATATTATCAAAATTTTTTAAACTCAGATGATGAAGATGGTTTAAAAGAATCAAAAACTGAAGGTTGTGGTTCTGGTGGTTGTTCAGTTTAAAAAATTTAAAAATTTTCAAGTTATAATTTATTAATTTATAACTTGAAATTTTAAAAATTTTTTAAGTAATTATATTGTATTAATATAAAAACATTAATTTTAAATAAAAAGAAGGAAAATTTAATGTCTAAATTAGAAATAAC